GTCTTATTGAGTGATTCGCCCACACTTGCCAGAAACATTTTAATCGCTGTTCCTGCGTTGACAATTGAGTTTGAAATACCGCCTTCCACACGTGGCAGCTTTGCCATTGCGGCGGTTATCTTTTCCACAAACTCTTTGCCATCAACACCCATCTCCCGCAACCTGTCAGCCTGGTCAGTTCCAAACGTGTCCTGCATTACTTTCGCAAGGCCAGGCATGTTCTCCTTCATAACCATAAGGTCAGAGTTCAGAATCTTGCCTTTGGAGATGATTTGCGCAAGTTGAACAGTAACCCCGTTTAGGTTTTCAGCAGTACCGCCAGAAGTGGCAATTGCGTTTGCAAGTTGTACGATGGTTTCACGCGCATTTTCAGCCGACAAGCCTACACCTTGCAATCGAAGCGAAGCCTTAATTGCTTGTTCAAAATCAAGGCCGGGAGCCTCAGCGGCTTTGCGCAAATTGTCTACCTCTGTGGCTGCTTCTGACAGTGATCTTCCAGCCCCCTGAAAAGTAGCCGCCATTGCTTTTTGTAGCGCCTCAATTTCGCCCGCAGCCTTAATAGCAACAACGCCAAATCCGATGAGCGGTAGGGTTAGTTTTGTAGATAAATCCCTGGCAGCTTCACCTATTCGACTACTTGCCGTGCGCACAGCCTTTTCTGCATCCTTGAGGGCTTTGTTTAGCTCTCGAATGTCGCCGCCTATCCGTACGTTAAGTGCTGGTGTGGACATCTTCGTTTAGTTTAGCGTAAGCTCGAGCGGCTGCCGCTTCAAATTTCTCAATTTCTTCCTTGTCTATCGGATCAAACTTTGCCGTCTTAATCTTGTCATCCCATGGAAGTGGGTAGATGTCTTTCATTTCCGTGCCTTTCGCCATATTTTGTACACCAGCCCAATAGGCAACCATACGCGCCTGTGCAAAGCCAAAGTTTACTCTATCAACCTCGCCTTCTGAATACCCGGCTACGGCAGCAAAAAAGAAAGATGGGGTTGAGTACCAAAAATCGTTTGAACTCCACCCCATCCGGCCTGCGGCCTTTATCATTTCAGGGAAGTTTAGCCCCGATTCTTTTTTTTTGTGTCGTCAGTACCGTCGTCGTCAATGTCTATTTTCGCGCCGTGTCCAACCATATCCTTTATGGCGTCAAGTAGCCAAGGCAGTATTTCGGCTGTAACACCGCCCCTTTCGTCCATCCATAAACATACCGTGTCAACGTCGTATGTTTCCTGTTGATCGCCAGAACTTAACTCAGCGGTTCTAAGTGCCGAATAAATAAGTAGCGGGAAAAGGGAAGCATCGCCATTGGACATAGCAAGCGATACGTCTCTAAGGCTTATGTCGTGTTCTTCTTTTAGCTTTCTGAATAAATAGTTTCCAAAAAGCAGTTTTCGCGGCTTTCCGCCGATTAAGATATTGTGTACCATTCATTTATGACGATTGTACGAGCGCACCTGTTCCCATGCCCGTATATGAAATATTCACGTTTTGGTTTGTTCCGGCGCTGGAGATGTCCATTTTTGTCCAAATGACCGTACCTGTTAGGATGTCATCACCGGACACAGCCGTTTTGAAGGATACCGTGGATACGGTTTGGGCGATAATTAGCCCGGTAAGCTGGTGCAGCGACATTGTGCCGTCATAGCTTCCAAGCGCTGTGCCTGAAATCTCCCAACCTGTTTGCCCGTAAAGAGCTTCTTTCCACTGCCCACTGTCTTTGCAGGTGGTATCCCTGGTGTCGGAACTCATGGATAGTGTGCCGTCGGTTTGGCAAGTGATTGCCGTTGCCCCGACATAGATTTTCAAAAGTTTAGTATTGACTACTCCAGCAGTTGCCATAGTGTTGCGTGTTTTGTGTTTATTTGTTTTGCCCCTTTAGGGTTACTTTTTACTTTTGGCGGCAATAGCTGAAGGCTCAGATGGTAAGCATCCAAGGCTATACAAATCAGGGTTGATCCTTGACGGCGTATCCTGGTGTACTTGTATATGCCCGGCCTCAACAAGCGCCGCCCCGTCTCTATCGCTCACATCTACCACGCTTCCGCATTTGTGCAAAATGTCGTGATCTTGCCAATCAAATTTTAGCCGTACTTTCATCGTTTGTCCATGTTAAAACTTTGCGCAATCAGCGTAAATTGGTCAATCATAATCTTCTCAACCCTTGGCCGAACCCTTGCCCATGTAGCCATAAAAAACGGTCTTCCTCCTGGCCAGTTCCTTGTGCCTCCCTCTACCATGTGGAGATAATAGCCATCTGTACGCATACCGCTGAAATTTCCCTTTGCACTTCCTTTTGTAAGGTTAGCCCCAACAATTACCGCCGATTTAGTCCGGCGCAACTTTAGCACCTGCATCGACCTGGCAAGGTTGCCCGGCGAATACGTTGCCACTACCGCCCCCATTCCTTTTGGCGCTCTCATTGCCTTATTTACTTTCGCCGTCGAGTACCGACGGTGCGTTTTTCTGCCTTTTGGCGCTGCGGATTCCGCTGCCGAAGCGAGATAAGAGCCGCCTATGGCCGCCACTCTTGGAGCCGCTTCTGTATAAACTTTTCCAAGCCGCTGGAAACGTGCAAAAACCTCAGCCATTTCAGATTCTAAAAAGCCTACTTCGCTCATCGGTTTATTCTTATTTCGTAGGTCGATGACCTGTAAAATTTGTAGGTATCATTCGCCCCGTCCTCGCTAATCCCGTCCTCGCTGCCTTGATATTCGCAGCCTGTAACGGTTACGCCAGCCGTTGTGCCTTCCACGAAATTCAGCGCATTATTCACCGCCAAATCCATGTCCTCACACTGCGTATAGCTGTCAGACCAACAGGAAATAGTGGCCTTGCACAGGTACGCCGTTTCTTTTTGGGTTTTGTTGGGGTCTGCGGGTGTATATGTGCATGAATAAGCGATAGCAGGAAGCGCCGCATTTTGGGCGATCATCACCGGGTAAATCCTGGTTGAAGTGATCGAAGTAACCCCGCTTGCCGCGTTGAGTATTGCCGATATGTAGCGCCCTGCCTTCATTTTCGATGTTCACACACTATTTTTAAGAATCTTCTTTGCCCTAATACTTCTTTGAAAAGAATATCAAGGCCCATATCTTGGATGCCGTCATTGTAGGCGATCCGCGTTTTCTCCCCTATGTCTGTTCGGTATCGAATTGTTATTTTGTACCGGGTAAAGACTGTGGTTTGGTCTGCTGTCAATTGTTCACTGTTTCCTGTATTCGCTGATTCAACCCGCGCCCAAACCGTAGCGGTATCGGCATAAGTAAGCACTTCTGCCCCGTTCACATCTCTGGTTGCCGTTGCGGTCTGAATTATTACCCGCTCATTGAGCGTACCCAAGTCTGGAATTTGAGAACCAAGACTTTCGTTATTTTCGCGTCTCATATCAGATTCACGCGGCTAATTGCCAAAAGATTCCACGCTGATCGGGCAAACGGGTTTCCGCTTTCACGGCCCAACGGCATGTCTTCCCGGTTTTCGTACATCATCGCAATTTGCAACAGCATAGCCGTTTTGATATTTGCGTCAACGTTCAGCGCTGTTGTGTTACCAGCCTTGTATGTGATCTTCCACAGGTTCGGGTAGTCTGCCTCGCTGGCAGTGTCAGGAAGCGAAACTGATCCTTTAACTACCACGCGGGGAGGTACAGAAAAGTCGTCTACCGTGTAATTTGACGAAGCCCACGTTTGGTAGGTTCCGTTTGCGTCAAGATAGCCCACCGTTGTCACCGATATTACCGGAGAAACGGATAGCTCAAACGTGCCGTAACTTGGTAAGCAATCCCACACCTGTGCGACCGTTTGCTCCATCAGTGCCTGGCCTGTGCCACTTTCGGCCCACACACGCGCTGTTTTAATCAAAGCCCTGATTAGGTCGTCGTCATCCGTAACGTCAGGATGCACCTTTAGCCAAACTTTAGCATCAGCTAAAGAGACAGGTTCAATTGTTGGCTGTACGGTGACTTTGTGCATTACCTTTTCTCTTTTTTCTTCTTATCAAGGGCATTTTCTCGCTTTATGGC